CTTTGGTACATGCGATTGCTCTTGAACGACAATAGGAAGTTCCAATAACATCTAAATAGTATGAAGAATTAAAATCTTTTGCTATTCCTATGTCATCTGAATTGTGATAACTATTTCCACTATATCCGAGTTCCTTTAAACATGCGTCCACATGCTTTGTTTTGTGTGGGTTATCATCTTTTCCATTTTGTTGTGCAAAAATATCTGGGTTGACATTTTTTTCTTTTAGTTCTTCTCTATAATAAGCCATAGCAAATTTCTTGCCATCATCACTACTATACTCACTACCATTTAGATTACCAAACAAACCAAAATCAAAGTGTGATTTTGTTTCTGTTTTTTCCCCATCTTCATCTGTATCTTCGTTGTGAGAAAAATAAAAGCATTTATCTTTTGCAACAACATCACAAGGACTTCCATACTTATTTTTGAAGTGTCTTAATGTTGCAACATCTTCCATTGGATATGACCTTTGAACAACTTGTTTTGCAAGTGCACTTGCACTTATATATTGTTCATCAACATATTCCCTTGCTTGAAGAAATGCCTCTTTTTCTTGTGTGTCCTCTTTCTCAAACACATCTTTTATTTTATTGAACAACTTGTTTCTTAACTCGGTGTTCATGCGTATTCTAGCTACCATTTTTTTTGCCTCTCTTTCTGTTTTTTTATTTTGCATTTAATTTGTCTTAACACTTGACAATAGGATAGTCAAGCATTATATTTGATTTATGTTTTTTATACTGATTAGGTGATATAAAAAATTTAAATCTGGGGCATACCCTAATAATTGCCCCAGATTGAGTGCTCGATTTAAGAGGTTGTACTGCACTTAAAATTGGGAAACTCTTGGGACAACTTCTGGTTGTGCTGTACGTCACACCGCATTATTGCTGTCTTCGTGCAGTGAACAATCAGAACTGATCCCTGATCCACTAGTTCTTTTTGCATGCATGTATTGGCTAGTGGATCTGGGATCAGTTACCATAATGACTGATCGGTTTCTGACAATAGGTTCAGCAATCGTAATTCGTGTGATCATGGCGCACGTGATTGCTGGACCAACGGATCTAGTAACTAGTTTAGGGCGCCCGAACATTTGAGGGCTATATCTAGGTGGACCCAACTCTTAGTGTGGTCATGGCGCACGTCGGATGGTGACAATAACGAAGAATTCCATCTTGCCTCGAGCCACTAGTACTGATCCCAGGTCTCTGAAAGGGTGTACTAATTCCGGACAGCTTCAGGGACCTGGGATCAGTGAGCACTGGATACAGTGATAAGCCTGTTGCCCGGGCTATTAAAATAAAGCACGCCGGCTTCAATCTCACTGGTCGTGTGGTCCAATTGGTCTTGGACGCTATGCGCGACACGCGTTAGGGTAAAGCCGGGTGAGACCTACCGGCAGCCACAAGCCGCAAGCTTCAAGCTTGACAGCAGGTCCGGGATAGTGTAGGATGAATTTAGAAAGGAAAAATTATGACAAAGAAAAAATTAAAACCTGAATACCTGCCCGGGGGTGAGAAGCGTTACGTGATTTTAGAAAAAGCCGTCGCGTACCTGAAGGATCCACGTTTCGGGTTCCAGGCTGATAAGCACAGCTTCTTAACTGAGCAATTGGGCCTATCAGAGTCTGAGTACTTAAGCTGCCTGAATGATGCAGCGGGTGGAGACTACTGGCAATGAAGCGCCGGATCTCACATAATAATTTACTGCCATGGTTCACCGAGGACCATGGCCGGCTACCTGCGAGTTATCTCGCCAGCTGCCAGAAGTTCTTCAGGGAGTTACAGGCGGCAAGCCGCAAGCGACAAGCTTCAAGCTACAAGCCGCAAGCTTCAGGGTTGACAGGTGACAGCCCGTGTGTTACTAATAGGATAATAAAGGAGAAATTATGAAAGCAACAATTGAATTATTACAAATTTATCACGACGCACTAGTGGACACGATCCAGTATCTGGACCAGATAAATCACAGCGATACACATTTACGCCACAAGGTCGATGTAGCATTAAACCACAGTGAAAGTTTACAAAGAAAGTCACAGGAGGAAATTGAAACTTATGAGAGTTAAAGAAGCAAAAGAAATTACTGGAAGCTTGACACGTACAAGCAAGATGCCCGGGCTCAGTTACAGCCTGCCAGCGTGGGAATGCAAGACTGGCTCGAAGCTCCGGAAGGTGAAAGGCAGCGTATGCGCCAGCTGTTACGCGCTCAAGGGCAACTACACCAGATACAAAGCAATTAAAGCAGCGCAATATGTAAGATTAAAATCACTACAAGACAGCCGCTGGGTTGAAGCAATGATATCGCAGGTCAAGCGGTCTCAATTTTTTAGATGGCATGATGCCGGCGATGTTCAGGATCTGGACCATCTTAAAAAAATTTATGCTGTCTGTGAAGGAACACCGGACACCAGGCACTGGCTGCCAACCCGTGAAGCGTGGATCAAGGACCACCTGGCCAGCAAGCCTGAAAATTTGGTGATCCGGTTTTCTCCTCCAATGATCAACCAGAGGGCGTCTGATTCATGGCCGCACTCTTCGATGGTTATTGACAAAGGATATCACACTTGCCCGGCACCAGCTCAGGGCGGCAAATGCGGTTCTTGTAGACAATGTTGGGATCCTAAGGTAAAAGTAGTCTCATACGGTAAACATTAAAATGTGGTATCACCCAAAATATTATAAAGAATTACGAAAGCTACGTAATAAACTGGATCAGGCCATTAGCTACGACGACTCGACGGAGTCTCAGGGCGTGCGTCCTGGTCCGGGCCTCAAGCCCCAAGCTTCAGGCCTCAAGCTACAAGCTACAAGCTCCAGGCAGCAAGCCAAACCAGAACCAGTTCAGGTTCAAGCTTCAAGCGCCAAGCGACAAGCGTCCCAACCAGAATAACAAGCGTCAAGCTTCAAGCCGCAAGCATCAAGCTCCGTGATACGTGAACCACGGAACAAGAAAACTGAAGAAGTTTTCTTGGGTAAAGGACCGAGGGCCTTTACCATGATAAATGTGTTCTTCGGATGCTTCATATGGAAGGCAATTTGGTGTGGTGAAAATCGTATTTTTTTACTTTTGGTTACTTTTAATTCGAGAGTCCGAAAGTGCCCAGAAGTATTGCAGACCAATAGATCAGGAGTACCAAGTAAGCTGGAATTCTCCAGTCGAATGAGCGAAAATTGTTTAAAATTTCTTTTGATTTGTTGATAGAATTTTGCCTCTGGACCCATGTCTTTATCGAGGTAATTACCTCACGCATTATGCGCCCGGCGTACGCAGATTCCCCGGTAAAACTATGTTATGTTGAGGTGCAGTTTTCATCACAAGTCTATGAGATTGATGGTTTCCTTTGGCTCCAAATATAGTCTGACTGTTTTCGTGTACTTCCATTTTTTTAATTTCGTGTAGTTGTCCATTTACTTCAACATAAATAACAGCGTCACTAATGGCATTACCCTGTCTAGTACCAGCCTTATTACTTGCAGTAAAAGAAGATAAAAATTCTTGTAAATCTCTTACTCTCATTTTTTGTTTTCTGCAACAAGTCTTTCAATTTCTTGCTCTAATTGTTTTATAATCCGATCTTGTTCTATAACTTTCTTTCCCATCTCATCTATGATTCTCTTTGAGCCTTCCAATAAATTTTGAGTTTGGATATACTCTGACTCCTTCTTCTTCCACTCCCAGATTTCTTTTCTGTGCAGTTCATTCAAAAGAGTTAAATCACCAGGGCCTCTGTCTTCCTTCGGATCAACTTTACTTTCGTTTTCGTATGTCATATCTACTCCATGTTCTTTCAGTTTTTCATATGTACGTTTGTCTTTCATACACTTGACTTTATAGGACTATTACCTTAAAAAGTCAATATGGGAGTTCCTAAAAGATTAACAGAAATGCAAAAAAGATTTGCCGAGTATTTAGTATTTGGTGGACCTGACGGACCAGTATCTAAATCTGAAGCAGCTGAGTTAGCTGGCTACTCACCTAAAAGAGCAAGAGTTGAAGGTAGTGAGTTAACTAACCCAAGACTATCACCACTGGTAGTACAACACATCGCAAAATTACAAGACGAAAGATTACAAAAGCATGAAGTTAATTATTCAAAACACATTGCTGAATTAGATAGAATCAAACAAGCAGCTTTAAAGAAAGGATCTTTTTCTTCTGCAGTTAATGCGGAAGTATCCAGAGGAAAAGCGGCAGGGCTATATATAGACAGAAAAATAATAAAAACAGGAAAACTAGAGGACCTAACAGAAGCACAACTAGAAGCAAAAATGAAGCAAATTTTAGACGATTACGCACCTCTATTGAATCTGAAGACTGTCGACGGCGAATCATCTGATATAGAAACTCCTTCATCTATAGCTTATGAATCTTCTTCACCCACTGACGAGGAATCATCGTCCGATCCCCAAAAGTAATTCCATCTTCATCTTGATCGTAAGAAGCAAATAGTTTAATTGATTTATCATCTTTAGAATATAACCAACCCTCATTAACAGGCGTTGCTAATTTCATTCTATCGAATTCTTTTTCTGTAGCCCAGGCAGAATCACTAACGCAGTCAATCCACTCCACCCTAACTTTAGGGTATGGAATTTCCTGGCCCTCTGTGGCTATTACTCTTTTTCTTCTCTTCTTAGGCATATCCCCTTATAACTTCAAAATCTATATATGTATGTAAAAAAAAATAGAAAAAATAGAAAAATGAAAACGCTCGCGCGGCGGCAAACTGAAATATTGTACACTTCTGTCGCATATACTCTGAAAGGTGACAAAAAATAATGTCACCTGACACTTTTTTTTTCCAAAAAGTGTCTACCCTAAAGTCATATATACCAACACTTCTAGACCAAAGTGACAAAAAGACATTTTTTTTTCGAACATTTTTATTTTTTTTTTTATTTTTTTTACCATACATATACAGTGGAGTATTTAGAACGATTCTAAAGTGTATTTTTGCAACGGATTGTGGCAAATATGTCACAATATTGTCCTTTCTGCCTTATTCTCGCCATACTTTCGCTCATATTCGGCCTCAATTACTAGAGCTAACTCACACAAAGTTTCATCGTCCATCTTATTAACAAACTCTAAAGCTTTCTCCAATAGATCTTTCTGATATTTTTTATGTTTATTTTTTAGTTGTACTTCCGGGATTCCCCATCTCGTTTGGTCTGTCATTTTTCTCCTTTAAGTATTTTTTTGCATCCTTTCTACACTCGTCCCCAACTTCTTTAGAATAATAAGAATCTAACCATTCAGCATGATTAATCATTATCTTGTGATATTCCTGTGAAGTCTGAAGCCCTAAGTTGTACCTTTGCTTTTTCTTTCTCATCGAACCTCATTTCGTTATACATGTTAATTCGTTTTAATGCTTTATGTTTCCAGGCTCTTAAAGCTGCCCCTTCTGTTTTGAACTCTTGATAATATAAGTCAGGCGTGCAAACCATGATAATTCCTTGTTCAATTTTACTTCCGTAGACGTAGTCGTGGGCCATTGCATACATTGCGATTTGTAAGTAATAGTCTTCGATCCATTCTTCCCTTTTCGGACGATTAGCTTGTTTGAAGTCAACAATAGTTTCTTTGCCATTATGAAGGCAAACCAAATCAGTTGAGCCCGCGTATAAACCTGGGTAGTGTAGTGTGACTTCAGAACCAAAATATTCTTCCACTGGAGCAAGACCGATCTCAATAATTTTGTCGGCCATGGGACGCGCCTCCCGTCCGATGCTTGTAAGATCAACACAGCCAGTTCCGAGAATATAATGTTCCAGGAATTTGTGCATACATGTCCCCCGATTACTCGAGTGGTTTTTAATTCGTTCAGCTTCTTTTTCACCTTTTTGTTCTATCCATTTCTTTAAGAAAGTTTTATCTTTGGTGGCGCCTAATATAGTAGTGACGCTTGGAAGTCTATAATTATTTATCTCATAAACCCTGGTCCCTGATCCGGGGTCCGTGAGCTGTTTTCCTTGTATATAGTTGTATTTATTATTCTTTTTTATCCCTTTTAATTTATCTAAATTATGGAATTCCTTTATATCTTCATCACTCATCATCTTTTAATTCTTCCTGTTCCTTTTTAAAACCTTCCTCCAACATTTCACTTAATGTAGGATCTTTAGGAACTTGAGGTTCGACCCAAGGTTCTTCTCCAAAAATTTCATTAAATCTTTTACGATATAAATCATTAGACACACGAGATTTACCATCCCACTTTCTACCTTTTTCTTTTTTTCCGGTAGCCATAACCTTTCCTCCTATCTCCATATAATTTAGTCCAAGACCATGATGTTAATTTAGTTGATACACCATAGATCCAGTTTAAAAATTCGTAAACGTATTTATCAAACATTATTCCAACGCCATCGCTTGTTTATATTCATCCAATGATACCACATTTCCATTCATGATTCTTTCTTTAGAATAATGTTCAATGACTTGTTGAATCTTAGGAAGTTTAGTGTGGGCGAAGGGCCAAATTAAACAACACACGTAGAACGCGTCTCTGAATGTACAACGCCATCGCCACTGCATGAGATAAGGTGTACCATCCACACGTTTTCCTTTACGTGGTTTCTTAGTTAAAGTTCCACAACCTAAAACTTCGTGTAGCCATCGAAGGACCGACTCATCGGTCATGGTTATTTCCATAGATAAACGTAGACTGTTAGACAATCTATATCCAGGTTTTCCTCGATGTTTCTTTTTCTTTTCGATTCCTCTTTTAAAATGAATACTACCTTCACCATCAAAGAGTCCAGCGATATACGCTTTATCTACATCAGGAATCATGTTGCACCGCCAACCTGACCACAGTGGTCCATGGGTTTACATCTAGATTCCTAGTGCAACTTGCTAACATTATCTGTAGAATAATCAGCATCGATATAAGACTCCACAACTTCGGACTCATCCACATATATTTCTCCTTCCGAGTCACATTCGGGACATTGGGCCACGACGTGCTCTCTTCCTTCTTCTAGTGTTAATTTGATGTATCCATTCCCTTTACAGTTTGGACAAATCATAGCGTGTACTCTATACTTTTTTGATTTTTCCATTTAACTTCTTCGCTTTCTCATTCGCTATCTGCTCAATGGTTTTAGAGATTGATAACTTTGCATCGGGCAATAATACTTTCGACAAAGCAATCAAAGTCTTGTATGTTTCATGTGTTAATGAAACATTTCTATATTTAGTTATATCAGTCATTATGACTTCCTTTCATTTAATTATGAGCAATATATAGGATATGTAGGAGATTTGTCAAGTGAAAATATTAATGAGTTTAATAATTTGTTCTAGTGTCGCACAAGAGTGCATGCCCCCATTGGCATATCCAACTATGTTCGATAATAAGTATGATTGTTTACACTTTGGTTATGAAGAATCACAAAAAAGATTAGAAGATATTGGAAAATTAGAAGTTAACAAACATGGAATTTATATTAAGTTTGTTTGTACTCCAACAAATACTATTTGAAATTAAGGCACAAATGTGGTATAGCGATTTTATCTCACCACAATTACCTATCCTTGTTTTCCCTCTTTAGGATAGGTGTATTCATATTAAACCGACTGCTTTCCGTGCACGTACTAACAGCCGGCCAAACTCCAGGTCCCTACCCTTGCAGGTCATCGGTAACGTACAGGGAAATGCCATTGGCTAGATTTGGACGCCCTTGAGCTTTCAGTTCAATTTTGTATACAACCAATCAAGTCACCACTACCATCGTTCATTACATGAGCGTTGATAGGGTAGTCATAAAACGTTGTCAGTTTCAGTCTTATAATGTCACACAGATCAAACAGATCTAATTCGTTTACCACTAATGACATATGTTCCATCATCTGCTTTGTTAACGGAACTAACTGATACATTCCATCGTTCAGTATTATTAGATCCATGATTGAACTCCTTTATTAGTTTGTACCATAAATCCTTATCTTTAGGATCTTTAGTTTTATTCCATCTTATGGCTACTTCATCAATCTCTGTCAAAAGTTGTTTTCGTTCCATGTGCTATCACCTTTTTTATTCCAGGTCCCTGCAAGTTTAAAGTTGCGTACGGAGCCCAGGCTTGTTTAATCAAATTCAATTCTAATATTAAATTAGACCATTGTTTTTGACTTATGTTTTTACTCGTTATTGTTATTTTCTTTTCTTTCATACCTGCAATGTAGGATTTGTTGGGACAAATGTCAACCCTTATTTTCCCTGGCCCTTATATTTTTTAAACTGACGCCTTTTCGATTTGTTCATTTTGCATTTGCTGGGATTTCTACCTATACTTGTCTTGTGAAATGTAGGGACATGAGCTACTTTGGCGTATA